AACTGCCTAGAACCAATTAAAGCAATTCGCATCATTCCTCTCCCATTACATGCATCAACAAATACAAACTCTCTTTCATTTCCTCTACAGCAAATAAAGTCTTTACAGGGTTAAGAGCGTGATATTGCCAATCTAGCATCTCTAAATGAGTCATATACGCTAACTGCTCTACACTAACATAATAACCTACGTGCAACTGCTTACCGCTACAATTATCGTATAGGTGCAAGCAGAAAGGGTAATGCTGTTCTTTGTTGTAGAACACTTGTGCTGTGTAATCTAATAGTTTAAATGTTTTCATATTAACTTCTCCTAGTGGTTTATGCACGTTGCATATTTATTTCGATATAAAGAGAATACTTCACTTCATCTCCTCTTGTCAACACAATAATAGAATGTTTAGATAAATAAAAAGAGAGCAACCTAAGTCACTCTCTTTTAAGATACTCTCTTAATCTAATTACTTACTATATTTAGTAGCAAGCACTTCTTTTAATTCAAATAAACCACCTAGATACTCTTCCATCTCAACACCATCATATTTAACCAATATGGTAATCATAGGCATTGTCTTGTGGTTTTTATTAATATGAACAAACTTACTTAGATCGTAGTCCTTACCAAACAGTAGGTATTCGTACTCACAACCTTTAGTTTCTAATAACTGCTTCGCTGATGTACAGCTTGGGCAGTTTGTTTTACCATATACTTTAAACATTACTCACACACCTCACAACCAAAACGCTCATAGTTACCACCACGACTTGAATAACAATAATATAAACCATTAACATTGTCATCCAACAAAGCTTTCTTATGAATATTACCAATATATTCAGGAGTATCACTACCTGATAAGTATAAGTTAATACTTTGTTGTTGGTCAATATACGGTTGACGTTGAGCACACAAATCTAAATGGGCTTCCATAGGGGTTTCAAAAGCATTACGAAAAACGTCTTTTAAGTGCTGTGGCATCCAATGGCACTTCTGAACACTACCTTTATTCTGAGCAATAAAGTTGATATTCTCTTGTGTATATTGTCCAAGCTCTTTCATCACCTTCAAAAGTTCAGTGTTAATACGGAAAATATCACCCCCAACTGTCTCCTTAACACGCACTAAAGCTGTTTCAGGGTTAATACTTTCGGTTGGTGACTCTTTAGCTAATTCCGCAGAAGACTTCGTTGGTGGCATCATCATCACAGTTGCATTGCGTTTACCGTAACCTTTTAGCTTATCAGGTTCACCTAACACTTCAGCTAACCAAGCATTGCACTCATCTAAATCGTTACGCATTTTCTTAAAGATTTCTTCGTTCAAAATCATTGAATCAAAGCTTCCGAATACGATACGTTTCTTCATCAGCAAAGAGTGGAAACCACACACACCTGTACCAACAGCACGAAAGTCTTTTGTGAACTTTAACACCTTAGATAAGAACACTCGACTTTCGCCTGTTTTCTTTTCAATCTCCTCGATGTATCCACTTACATTACAATCCTGCATAATGTGTAGGATATGGTAAAGGTGTTCTGGAAACTCCTCATACAAAGCTAGGTTAGCGTTAATGATTACACAAGTAAATGAGTATTCGTAATTTGCGGGCAAGTTAACTTCATTGCAAAGGTTAGACGCATGAACTTTTAAACCTAAATCTTTAAAGACTTGTGCTTTATTTCGGTTCATTGTATCAATCTTTGTGAAATATCCTTTACCTGTTTGCATACGAACTTGAACAACTCGTCCAAAACGTCTAATAGCTTCTTTGTCACCGTTCTGTAATCGACCAATAAAGTCATCACCAATCAACCATGAAATGTTTAGAGAGTCGCTTTCAGCAAACAACTTATTAGCAATCTTATCGAAATCACCGTGTAAGATGTTTACACCAAATTGTGTTTGCCCACGTCTGATACCTTGATTAATTTCAAATGTACTTTTCTGCATATCGTCAATTACTGGTTCAATACCAGCACTAATATTTCCGTCTTTATCGTAAACAGTACCTTCTGCTAACCAATCTGACACAGACATAGAACAACCGTGAGAGTTCTTAATAAGAACTTCTAATTCCCCACGTATGAAAGCTTTAGAAGCAACACTGTTACCCATGTGTTGTCCACAACAACTAACAGTCAACCCTCGTTGAGGTAAACCAGCATTAGCTTTTAACGGTGTAGATAGGACAGCAAAGCCTTCCCAAATAACGTCAAAAAATGCTTGTTCATAAGTCTTACCTTGTGTGTATTCATCTTCTTCCCACCAATCAGGGTATACGTTAGGTGCGTGTTTTGCAAGATATTTAGCAACGGCTGTATCTCGACTACGAACTGTCTCACCTTGATAAGAATACTTGTCCATAAAGAACTGTAAAGCGTTTGTAGAGTACCAAGAAGGGATTTCACCTTTTTGCTTCCATTCATCTTTAAGTTTACGATAATCTAATTTCATTTATTCCACACTCCACAAAAACTGTCAGCGTCCCACGCCATTTCATATTCCTTATTTTTTCCCTTGCCAAAAAAGTCTGGCTCTGCATAAGCTACAGCATTGGTGATGAACCAAGAGTGTAACTCACAATCACCTACGTTGTAAGGTAATTGCTTACAACCAAGTCGGATAAAGTAGTCATCAGCAAGCTTCTCAATTAACTTGAAATACTCTGAAATATGAACACCATTGAAATCACCATCCTCACCTAACAACGAAGTTAAGATATATTTCTCTAACGACACAACGTTGTGTGTTTGCTCCATAAGAGCATTAAAATAATCAACATCATCAAACTCTAAAGACTTATCTCGCTCAGCGTAGTAGTAGTTAAAAGCTGTTGCTAAATATTCAGAATGAAGAAGTTCATCCATTGCGCTTTGTTTCGTACCTTTAACAGTTGTAGCAATGCTGTTATAACCATTTGCCTGAAATGACCGAAGTAATGCAAACATACTGAACAACGAAACACCTTCGACTAAACCATAAACTAAACACACAAGATGTTTGTCTTTATTCTTTAAAGTTTGTCCTAACCACTTAGCACGTTCTTTAAAGATAGGGTCTTTCGTGTAAGATAGATAGTGCGCATCTGTGTTCATATCAAACACTTGAGCTATTTTATCGTAGAAACGCTCATGCACTGCTCGTTCCATCATACCAATAACCAAAGCACCCTCTTTACACTCAGGAGCTTGGAAATACTTAGCGAACACCTCTGTCCAAAACTCTGCAATGTTGTCTTCGTACTTACGAAACATCGGCATAATTGCTTTTAAAACATTTTGTTGTTTGTCTGTCAACTTATATAACATCTCTAAGCGATCTTCTTCAATAACTTTTGTTTCAGAAGCAAACCACATTTGTTTTTCAATCTGTTTATCTGACAGTTCTAAAAGTTTTGGGTATTGTGTTTCATACCCATCATACCCTGTATCTGTAATAAAACGACTACTTACCATAATTAAACATCCTTTCCTCTATTTTCTAAACCAATCAAACTAACTCTATCCCATTACAAACGTCAAAGCTACGTTGATTTGTAATACTATCCATTTCACGCATCATACTCACATCATCTGTTAAACAACGTACTTGATGCGAAGCAAACCTTGTCTTAATCCAGTTCTCGTCAACTCGCTCATTAACTGTAATACGAGGACTATCATCAAGACAGCCGAACTTGTTTAAAGTAACTAACCCTTCATCAATCTCAACCTTATTGGGTAAAGTACACCCAAGATTCCAAAACAGCTTATTTAAAGCTTCTTTAACTTTAGGGTTATCTGATTTGAAATGCTCAATCTCAAGAGAAGGTACAATCTTCTTTAATTCATTGAGTGTAAAAATACAACTCACTTTCATCCATGTTCTCCTAATAGTTTTAATACTTTCTCTTTCAACTCTGTACTTCCTTGTTCACCGTACTCTTCGTAAGATGCTAAGAGAGCGTAATGAATTACTTTAGCTAAATCTTCAATACCGTTCTTACTCTTATAACGAGAGATATACTTTACGACATTACCTTCACAAAAAGAAAGGTTATTTTGCATTGTATATTCTAACGGTTGGATACCACGATTCTTGTAATGACCACCACCTTCTTGAGCGATTAAAGGGTTGTATGTTTGTGTTTCTTCCTTGCATTGGTTGACCAATTTGAGGTGCTTGTTTCTAAACTTGAACGTACCATTGTCGTAGACTCCTGTATACCACTCAACTTTAACAAGGTAAACAGGCTCAGGATAGCACGAAACCACCTTTACAATCTCCCCAAATATATATTGATTCTCAGCATCAAACCATGCGGTTGTATTATTATCCTCAATAACCTCAACCTTATCACCAACTCTAAACTTATTTGCTTTTAAAGCTTTCATTCAACCTCTCCTCGAAATATCTAATATAAAGCTGTTACTCGTAATGCCAATATCGTCAATATGACTAATATTACCAAAATAACAGCTTAGAAGAATATTATACAACTTCTAACTACGAATAACAACTCTTTGTGTTTATTGATTTACTCTTTGCTTAATGTTTAATCACCAACACTAATCGTCCAATCCATCAAAACCTCATAAACTCGTGGATCAATTTTATCTTTCCACTTGTTTGCAACCTCTTTGATATAAGCTTCTTTAGCTTGTTTATATGCTGCGAATGCTTCATCAACAGTGTCGTGAACACTTAGATGCTTACAATGAGATTTAGTAGACATTCTCACTACATATCTACTCTTTGTTGCGTTGAAAGAAACACCAACTGGTAACTCCCCTCTGTTTTGT